TGACGCGCACTTCCGCATACGTCTTGCCCTCGTATTCCCGCAGGCCGAAGTCACCCACCACGGCAAGCTGTGAGCCTTTCGTGACGTATGGCGCGATCTTCTCCCCGCGCGTTCCGAAGAACGAACAGCCAAACCATGTGGGCGGCGCGTCTTTCTTGAATGGGTCATTCACCGCGACGTTGAAATTGAGAATAGGCGTTCCATCCTGGAGGCGGCGAATTTCGGCGTCTTTTCCGACGCGACCGATGATTGTGATTTTTTTCATGCTGCAATCCTTAACGCCGCGTCTATCGCGTCCAGTTGTTTGTTGACGTGGTTATATGTGGCCTCGCTGGCATCTTTGATCTTGTCGAGGCGCGGGGTGCATCCATCAAGGAACGCCGCTAGTTCGTCGGGATCCGTAATGGCGTGAGCCTTGGCGAGAATGTCCTTGGCGTCTTTTACGTGAGCAGGTTCTTCGGCGGCTTTCGGCGCGGCCTGCTTTGTTTGTGCTTGCGGTGCGGATTTGCTCGCGGCGTTTCCATCATCATCTTCTGGTGCGATGCCAAGCGCGGCCATGAGCCCATAGCGGCGAGCGTAAGTTGACGCGCTGCCAAGGCCCTGCATGTCATTCTTGGCGATGATTAGAGGCGTGTATCCCTCCATCCATTGACCGGATGAATGGTAAACCCGCGTAATCATGCGCTGGCCGTCTTCGGAAACCGACTGCCAGATTGCCAGATCGTTCGCCTTCAATGCGTCTATGCAAGCATCAACAACGGCCTCAAGATCGGCGTATTTCGATTTGAAATGAGGGTTTGTTGCGGTCTTTTTTGCCGACCCCGCCGCATGCTCGGCCTTAATGAAGGCCGGAATAATCTTGTCCGTCTGTTCGCTCGTTTGCATGTCACTTCTCCGTTTTAATTGTGAGGGAGCCCGACTTGCTCCGCTTAACTTCGATCCCGTGTCCCGTGGCTTTGCCAACATCCGCATCAACAAGCCCCTTGATCGTCTTGGCGGCTTTGTCAAAATCCTTTGCGGCGTCTTTGTTCGCGAGCCAATCAAGCGCATTGCTGGCCCACTCGTTTGAGCCCGTCATGTCAGCATCACGCAGCTTTTCAAACGGAACAGGCGATGCAATAGGGGCCGATACGATGGGCGGCGTTCTAGTTGTGACTGCGTTCCAGAAGGCTTCCTCTGCGTCCAGAAGGCTAATCAGGTAGAAGTCATCCATCGCCACTTCAAAGATTTCGTGTTTGAACGTGCCGATGAAAATGCTCAACACGGCATGGCCAACACCCGCACAGTGCATGTTGTGATGTAGCTGCGGCATATACCGCTGGACCACATCTTCTACCGTGGAGAAGGCGTTGACGTGCTTGCACTCAAGGATTGCCGGTTCGCCGTTTTCTGCGAGCGTCTGCCCATCCAATTCGCAGCGCATATAAATACGGTCGGCAGCGTGGATTGATTGATTGCGGTCCCAAACTTCGCGGCCTGTGGCGTGGGAAAAAAACGCGCAATTCAATTCTTCCGTTGCGCTGCCCATTTGGACAGGCAGTACCCACTCAAGGTTTTCCGGTTCTGTCGCACCGATCTTCTCGCCGTAGAGCCGCATAACGCGCTCTGGGTCGCCGCTAAGAATGGTATTGGCATCTGATCCACCGATACCAGTAAGGCGCTCGGCGTGCCACGATGCGGGCTTTGTGTAGGGTGCGTTTATGCTACTTCCTCCAAAAATGCTAACGGGTCAAAACCCAATTTCTCTATGAGCAGTTTTTGTGCCTGATCGAAAAACGCGCTAAACTCGACTTGCGTCATTGCATCAAGCGCAATGCTATCAACGCTGGTGTGGACTTCGCCCGTCCGTAGATCGGCAAGCTGGCGTCGATAGCCCAGCGTGATCTTGATTTCGTCGGACAAATGCACCGCAGAGGGCCAAGCGTCGGTCGCATTAACAACGCGGTGGAGCATCATCCAGTAGGTTCCGAGTTGTTTGAGCGAGCGGCTTACAATCGGCACAAGTTCAAACTCGGCACTATTCGGGAAGGCCATCAATGCTTCGGCGTCATATGCCGACACAGGGCTAAGGCCACGGGGTCCGCGCCGAACGATTGCGTGGGGCAGCTTGTCGCGTTTGGGGCGCTTGCTCATAGCGCCCGCCGATCCTGGACAAACACCGCGCTTGGAATTGTCACCGTTGCACCGCCTTCAATGCCTTGCTGGAGCGCGTGGAATACCATTTGCTGCTCATGCGATAGGTCATCCAGTCTGCGCGGCAATGGCTTGAGCCATGCAATAAGGTCGCGCAGTGCGTGTCTGGCTTTAATGCGGGCCTCGATAAGTGGGCGGTCAAGCTCATAGTTGACGGTTGGCATTGGATATTTCATCACATCACCCATTTCAAAAGCGCTGCAATTAGCGCGATTACGAAAATCACTAGAGCCGCAATGGCTGGTAGTGCGTGTCTGTCTCTGTGTTGGCTGTAGTTGCCGCCGTGATCGTCTGGCAGGTCTATCGGCATACGGTCGAACGGTTTGAAGGGAGGCATCACGCACCGCCTTTCATCGCATCACTAAATCCACATGTGCAGCCTGTCCGGTCAGTTTCCGTAATGGCGCAAGAGGTGAGGTGGCGACCATATTTGTGTAATGCGGCAATAGCGTCGTCACGGGCATCATCAAGACCTTCAATCATTTCAAGCAATGCCGTTCTGTCTGGGTTTTCATCCATCACTCATCCTCCGCGCGATAATCGACAGCCCATGTGTCGCCGATCGAATCCGAAACATGGTCGCGGAATATCTGGATTTGCTCTGGCGTCATATTCGCGTTTTCCATCGCGGCAACGGCTGAACTGATTGCCAGATCAAAATGAAATCGATCATCACGGAACCAACGGCGCTCAGCTTGTTCAAAGCGTTCGCCTGCATAGAATTTACGTTTGGCTCGCGCCTGCGCTTCGGTGCGCAATGGCCGCGTGGTTTCGCCGTTTAATAGGACTGCTTCGCCTTGCATGGTCTTCATCCTCAAAGGTTTTGGGCCAAAATCATCTGTGTAGCCATTAGGACTGATTGTCATTCGTCTCATCCTCACTGCGGGTGGCCGCTCTGGTGTGAGGATATTGATAGCACCACTAACAATGGATGACAACAATAAATGTTAGCATCACTGTAATTATTTTATAAGGGGTTGGTATTGCTTAGAAAACGAGCGTCAAAAACATTCGATCAGAGCATATTGGTATGCGATTAGGCCTGTTTTTCGTCGTCAAGCGCAATGCGTAAAAGGCGCAACGCCTGCTCCCGTTTATGGGCGTCCAGGCGCATGACGTAATCAGCCAATTCATTATGCGTAGAAGATGGAGGCTGTTGCAATAAATCCGCAGGTTCGCAGGACAAAGCGACCGCAAGCGCCTCTAGCATTGGCTGAGTATAATTGATCAATCCGCGCTCCAACTGAGATATGGCCCCATGGGTCACGTCGATGCGCTCGGCCAGACGTTCTAACGTGAGTCCGCGATATTTGCGCCATTCACGTATAAAATGACGAGGTTTCTGCTTTTTTTGAAGAGACAAACGCATACGACGGATTCTCATTGCTTTGCAAATCTACGCCATACAGTGGTGCTAACAAAAAGTGCTTGAACCATAATGTTAGTGGTGCTATCAAGAGGCATGATTGACATTCAAGAGCGTCTTGGCCGCGAACGTGGTCTGAAATTTAAGCTGGCGACCGAACTTGGGATTACCCATGGAGCGGTTAGCCAATGGTCTCGTGTTCCTGCTGAGCGTGTCTTGGACGTGGAGCGTGTGACAGGCATCAGCCGCCACGAACTTCGCCCAGACATTTATGGCCCCGCACAAAGCGAGGTCGCATGAACAAGAAACGTTTGGGGCAGGTTTATTTCCTTCAAGTTGAGAAAAACGGACCTGTTAAAATCGGCTTTACAGAGGGCATTGTTTATTCCCGCGTCAAGTCTCTTCAGCAATCTTCACCACATGAACTCCATTGGATAGGGGCTTACATCGCGCTTCCAGTAGAAGAGAAGAGACTTCATCATCTATTCGACGCACATCATCTCCGCGCTGAATGGTTTAAACCTCATTACACAATATTGGACTACATCCAAATTGTGTCGCCAGACTTCGGTCGCGACAAATACATTGAGCAGCATTTTAGAATTAGCCTCCAAAAAAAGATACGCGAAGCATGTTCTCATAAGCGTTTGGATTGGTTTCCCCACTTCGCTGAGGCTGCGGGAGTTAGAGTTTTTGATTTCCATAAATGGATGGATTGCAGGCGTATTTATTCGTCAGATCAGATGGACAGGATTGAAGCGCGGCTTGATGAACTCGTGGGATTACGCATGGAGCAAGCAGCATGAGCATCGACCCCATAACGCTGCTTGCCATTATCGGATTTTCCATTGTTGAGGTGACGGTGCTTTGCGCGGCTGCATGGCTGCGGTGGGGGCGTAGATGACATTTAACAAATGGCTGGCGGGTGAAACAAAATCATTCGTTTATTTCCGTGGCTATCTGGCGTCCGCCAAATTGCAAGACCGCGATGATCTGAAATGCGCCAATGACGCATGGAACGCGGCTGTCAGAGGGCATGTTGGCCTTGTCCAGAAACGCAATCAGCACGGCACGTTTGATTATATCGCAGTTCGCGGAAAGTTTGAAGGTCCACGACCTGTCCGTTGGCGGTTTGACGACCGCTCACCAGAGAATGATTCGAAGCGAAAACCCAACCCGGAACCCAAATAACATTGTTGCTGGCGCTGTCCTGCAAGACACCGTTGCGCCGCTCCAACTGCTGTAACGACCTGAGTAAGTAATTCGAGTTCATAGCATGCCTCTCCGTCTCCTGAGTTTTCAGGATGACACGGAGAAAAAACATGTTTCGCCAAAAGTTTGGGCGAGTTGTGCCCAAAAGGTTAAAGATGACAAGCGCAACAGACACCGTACATGAGGCCCAGTTCAAGCTGAGAGAGCTTGCGCGGCCTATGTGTAGCGACACACGGGAAGCAAGCCTTCATCGTGTGGCGCGGGTTGTGGGGCTTTCCATCTCGCAAGCACAGAGAATTGTTTATGCCAAATGCAAGCGCATTGACGCGCATGTGCTGGACAATATCCGAGCCAACTATGCGGCGCTTGAGGCCAAAGCGGAACGCATGGCAGACGACATGGAAGCAATAGCCAGATCCAAACTCCAAAAAATAGAGGCAGACAATGCGGTTGATATTGAGCCTGACGAAAACGTTTCTGGCGTGGGGCGCAAACTGGCGGCTGGCGGTAGTGGACAAGATCAATACCCGAACCAAGAAAACGACTGAGGGAAAATCACATGACTGAAATGGGACATAACAGCGGTAACGATCAACTGCGATCCATCATTGCTCGCGTGGAACGGCTCGAAGAAGAAAAGGCCGCGCTCGCTGCCGACATCAAGGAAGTTTATGCCGAGGCCAAGGGCAACGGTTTTGATACAAAAACCATTCGCCAAATCATCCGCATCCGCAAGCAGGACGCCGCCGAACGTCAAGAGCAAGAGGCCATGCTTGATGTTTACATGCATGCATTAGGAATGCTGGCAGATACACCACTGGGCGAGGCAGCGATTGGCCGCAATATCCCGCACAACGGAATTGTGACATGAGCGCAGACGCAATCATAGGGTGGCCTGCTAATGCCTATGTGGGGCAGAAGGTGGTTTGTGTTGACGCTTGTCGCTCACTCAAAAACATCCGGGAAACATATCCTGTTGTTGGCAAAATTTATACCATTCGTGAAGTTTGGGTGGGACAAAAAAGTGACAAAGTTGGGTTTTGTCTGGTCGAAATAGTCAATCCAAAGATGGATTTTCCAGAGGGTTTTGGCGAATGTAATTTCTCATGGGAATACTTCAAACCACTCGTCACCAAATCCACCACCGCACAAGTTGAAGCCCTCAAGCGCCTCTGTCAGCCGGAGGTGGTGGAGTGATTACCCTTTCCGCGACATTCACCCTGCCTATCCCGCCAAGCGCCAATGCAATATGGCGTAGCAATCGTGGCCGCACTCACTTGAGCGCGAAATACAAATCATGGATTGCATCGGCAGGTTTGATGCTGAACAGCCAGCGCGTTCCGACGATCAATCCCCCGTATCAGGTTGAATATGCCGTTGGCAGACCAGACAAGCGCCGCCGTGACGTTACCAACTTCGTCAAGGCGTTGGATGACCTTCTCCAGAACTGCAACGTCATCACGAATGACAGCGAAATTATTGATAGCCGCATCTACTGGTCCGCTGATGTTGAGGCCGGTCAGGTGCGCGGAACTGTGAGGACGGCATGAGCAACATTGATCGTCGCGCTCAGCACTACACCGAAAACACCAAGGCTCAACAGACGCACAAACTGCTCTGCGCTGGCACCAAGGGATTCAAACGCGGATTAAAGCGGAAGGCTATTGAACGTCATTTCAATGCCAGGAAGGTGCATCCATGAGCCAGCGAGACAAAGCCGCCCAGATCATCCGCGAAACATCGGTTAAGCATCAAGTCAAAGCCGCAAAAATCGTGGGTCAATCACGGTTTCGCAAAGATGTTTACGCTCGCATGGAAGCTATCTGGTGCATCAGACGCGAAACAAAACTATCCACTACCCAGATCGGGCTTTTGTTCGACGGGCGCGACCATAGCACCATCATGTATTCACTCAGGAAAGTTCGAGAATGGCTTGAGACTGGAGAGCCTTGGCCGATCAAGAATGAGAACATCAACCCAAACATTGATTTTTTGCCGGGCAATTTCCGTATTCGGTTTATGTCGAAAGCCGCTCAGGTGGTGATTGTGCCAAGCCAAATTGACGAGCCTGTGACAGTTCGTAGGGTTCGAGCACTCAAGCCTACCGGAGAAAATGCAACGGCACCTGTTGAGAAGATCGTCACGCTCCCCTGCAAGGCGCTACGTCACGCTAGGAACATTAATAATTACTGGTCGCAGCGCGGCGTCAATGCCAATGCGCGGGCGGTCAAAGTAGGCAATCGCATAATTGTCAAATCTGATTTGACATTGGTAGGGTAAGATGAGCCGCATTAGATCAGTACACCCAACTCTATTCACCGACGAGGCATTCATGCAGCTTTCAGATGCCGCTCGAATGCTACTGATAGGACTATGGACAGAGGCCGACGATCAAGGGGTGTTTGAGTGGAAACCACTCACACTCAAAGCGAGGCTGCGTCCAGCCAACGATGGTTCTGTTGATCCACTTTTGGACGAAATGCAGCAACATGAATTGATCCGTCGCATTGAGGTTGATGAAAAATCATACGGGCTAGTACGCAACTTTCGCAAGTTCCAGCGACCACAAAAGCCTAACGCTATACATCCGCTACCTGACGAGCATCGTGATTATGTGGCGATAGATTACGGAGAGCCTGATGCTAGAGCGGAATTTAGGAAATCACTATGTGAGGCTCAGAACAATAACTGTTTTTATTGCGGCACAGCCATCACTCATTATTCCAAAAAATTCAACACGCTAGATGTTGACCACAAAATCCCCATTTCGCGCGGCGGAACCGATGACCAAGAAAACCTAGTCGCGTCCTGCAAAAACTGCAATAGAGCGAAATGCGACATGACTCACGATGAGTTTTTCGCATTGCGAAAGTCTCAAATAGACCATGCGAAATCATCATCCATCGGTGCGACTACAATAGTCGCACTCCAGATGGAGGATGTAGGATGTAGGATGGATGATGGAATTGATACTGATGCTACGCGCAAGGACGATTTGGCTGATTGCCTAATCGAAGCGGCTGGGGCGTCCATCGACCCGACCCGATACGGATTGCAAGACCTCAGCCGCCCGTTTGCGTGGCTCGCTGATGGATGCGACCTCGATCTAGATATTCTCCCCGCCGTTCGCCGCGTTGCCGCTCGTGCCTCTCCTATGGCGATCAAGGGATGGAATTACTTTGACGGGCCAGTAGCAGACGCCAAGGCCAACCGAACCAAACCAATGCCGGAAGGGCGAGCCAATGCAGGAAATCACAAATCGACCGACGCACGCGCCCGTGAAAATCACTTCGCCGGAATCGCTGCGGCTGTGGCAGAAGCGCGTGGGTAGCCTTTCGGGCATCCCGCAATTCCCGCCTGTATCTGACCGCCCGTTGGTGCTTGCGGGCCTCAAGGAAGCCCTGTGGCGAGCGGGACCGGAATACGTGGCAACTGCCATGCTTAAACTGCAAGCCCACTACTGGCGACCCGATTTCAGCCCTGCACAGGCCAAGGAACTTTACGCCGATTACATCGAAGACCTATCCGACCTTCCGCCTGATATTCTGGATGCGGCCATTGGTCAGTATCGGCGCAATCCTGAAAGCAAATTCTTTCCGCGCACGGGCGAACTATTGGGGTTTGCAGCGCCGATGCTTGAGGAGCGCCGCCGCGCAGTGTTGAGGCTGGAACGCGGGCCAGGTGGAAAACCGCAAGAGCAAAAACGCTCACCTGCTGAAATCGACAGGATGCGCAATCTGGTCAAAACAGCCTTCCGCCGGACGGATGAGGCCAGCGCATGAGGCTAGTTATCATTGAAAGCCCATATGCGGGCGATATAGACGCTAATGTTGAGTACGCCAGACGGTGCGTAAGGGATTGCCTTTCGCGCGGCGAGGCTCCGATTGCATCCCATTTGCTTTACACGCAGGCGGGCATCTTGCGTGATGATATTCCCGACGAACGCCAGTGGGGAATTGATGCCGGGCTTGCGTGGCTGAAAGTTGCACAGGCGAGCGTCGTTTACACCGATCGGGGCATAAGCAGTGGCATGGAATACGGCATTGCCTACGCTTGTTTGCTGAGCATTCCCGTCGAATACAGAACCCTGGAGGCAGCGGAATGACTGACACAATCGCAAATCGGTATGTAGGGGCAGATCAATGAGGAAAGCCGCAAAACGTCGCATTTCGCTCGAAGGCCGGGACGGCAATGTGATTGACATTGAAATACGCAAAACCGATCTGGACAGCGGCACACACATTTTCAACGCCGCCAACTGCCATTTAGATCTGATGCTGAATAAGCACCAGATTGAGCTGTATCAGCACATGGCTGGAGACATGTTCAAATCAGATTGCGACAGGGCCCACACATCGCCAGCGAAGGCCGTAGAGCTCAAGGAGAAGGTTGATGGCGGCAATTTCACGATGACGCTGAGCGACCATGCTCTAGATGCACAGGATCGTGTCAAGAACGCATTACGGTCTATGAGCGTCATATCAAGGTTGCTGGTCAATGACGTGGTATTCCACGACCGAAGCATCCAGAGGGTAGCTGTAATGCGCGGGTTTTCCCGTCACTATGTAGGTCCGCGATTCCGCGAGGCGTTGGATGAGCTTGCCAAGCATTACGGATTATGTTGATTTATGAGTAAATGACTGACTAAAATAACCGGACTAGTACGCTTTTGGACTTGTAAAGACTTAAGAAAAGCGTACTAGTCCGAAATCAAAAACCATTGAAGCGCGGGAACGCGGTGAAAGTGATCCACAAACCTGCCATATTGTGTAGATAGGTGATTTGCGCTCGCAGCTTTCTTAGCTATCTCCGCGCGGCGCTCTGGCGTCATGCTGGATGCCCGCGACTTTCCACCCTTGCGCCCTAGGGCGACCGCAGCGGGGTCTTTACCCTCGTCTGGGTCTTTTTCCAAGGCTTCGCCTGTCGCAAGGTCAGTAATGAACTTGGCGAGTTGGTTTGCGTCTCTGGGGCGTTTTGGTTTTTTGGCAGGGTTTGTCATGCAGTTAGTATCGCATGGACGGCGGATAGGCCCAAGAGGGGCTTAAAATTTCTCAATTCAAACTGAGACACTACCGGCGCGACTGGTCAATTGACTGTTAGCAGTAAACCTGCCATATTGTGTAGATAGGTGATTTGCGCTCGCAAGATATAGCGGGCGCTTTTGATTCAATCTCCCTGCTGAGCCTCCCTCAGCTAACTGGCATCCCAAAAGGTTGATGCCTTTTTTATTGAGCCGTCATGTCAGCCACCATCATTCCATACAGCCGCCTAGAAGCGGCCCGCAGGGCTATGGAGAGAGCAGGCAAAGCTGTGAATGATTACGCGCTGGCTATGATTAAGAACGGCGGCAAGACGAAGGAAGTGGCCGAGTGAATGAGATTTCCTTTGCCTCATGGACCCAATGGGGCCTCGGCATTTTAATCATGCTCGGTGGGGTGTTTCTAAGGCTCGTGCATGGCCGTCTATCTGAGGTCAGCAAAGAGAACAGAGAAGATCGTGACCGCATTTGGGTGACACAAACAGCACACCGCAGAGACTTCGACGCTTTCCGCGACCGCGTTTTTTCAGACATGGCATCAAAGACAGACATACGCGAAATGGAAATGCGGCTGATGTCTGCGATTAAGTCTCAGGACCGCTAAGCCACTGATGCGCGGCTATCAACCAGACTGAGCACCAGATAACAGACAAGAGAGGCCATAGAGATGGCTAAGGCACCAAGCAATAACCCGAAGGGGAGGCCAAGCAAGTACGCCCCATCCATGTGCGATGCTATCCTAGCCTCTGGCAAAGAAGGCGGCTCTGTTGCCGAAATGGCGATGGATTGCGATGTTTGCATTGATACGCTCTATGAATGGGCCAAGGTGCATGAAGGATTTTCCGAAGCCTTCAAGAAAGCACAGACACTTTCTGAGGCATTCCACGCCAAAAGAGTTCGTGATGGGCTGTGTTTGCCTTCCAGCGAGTTCCAGGGCGCGGCCAATCTCAAATACATGGCCCAACGCTTTCAAGACAGATGGAGCGAAAAACAGCGCCTAGAGCACACTGGTCCCGACGGCGGACCCCTTGTAATTGAGCGGCGTATTGTCAACGCTTCGGATTAACACGCCAGCGGTATTTGAGCCGCTATTGCAGCCTAGTCGATACAAGGGCGCTCATGGCGGGCGCGGGTCTGGGAAATCACATTTCTTTGCTGAATTGGGTGTGGAGCGTTGTTTGCTTCGGGCTGGCTCTCGTGGAGTGTGTATTCGTGAGGTCCAAAAGAGCCTGAAGGAATCCGCCAAACGGTTGATTGAAGACAAGATCGGCGCATTGGGTGTCTCGTCTCATTTTGATATGCAGTCAACAGAGATCAAGACGCCGGGCGGTGGTGTTATCTTATTCCAAGGAATGCAAGATCATACCGCAGACACGATAAAATCACTCGAAGGCTTTGACTGGGCTTGGGTAGAGGAGGCGCAAACGCTTTCTGAGCGCAGTATTGAATTGCTTCGCCCGACAATCAGAGCGCCGGGTTCTGAGCTTTGGTTTTCATGGAACCCGCGCAACTCTAAAGATGCGATTGACAAGTTCTTGCGAGGTCATAACCCGCCCAAAAGTTCCGTTGTTGTTCATGCAAATTATTCAGACAATCCGTTTTTCCCGTCGGAACTGGAAGACGAGCGACTTCACGACAAGCAATTCAACGCATCACGTTATGCTCATATCTGGCTAGGCGACTACGAACCTGCTGTTATCGGGGCTATATGGGATCGTGAGACGCTACGCGAAGGACGCAGAGACGCGGTACCGCAGCTTACACGCGTTCTAGTCGCTGTTGATCCTGCTGTCAGCCATCTGCCCGGCTCTGATGAGCATGGAATTATTGTGGCTGGTGTGGGTGAAGATCAGCGCGGCTATGTTTTAGACGATGTGTCAGTGCGTGGCGATCCGATGAAATGGGCCAAGCGCACGATTGCCGCCTATGACCATTTCGAGGCCGACGCTATTGTCATTGAGGTCAACCAAGGCGGCGACATGGTGCGCCACACGCTGGACAGCATCAGGCCCGGGTTGCCGATCATTGAGGTCAGAGCTACACGCGGCAAGCATGTGAGGGCTGAGCCTATCTCCGCGCTCTACAGCCTCGGCAGGGTTAGCCACGTCGGCACGTTCCCGGACCTTGAAGTCCAAATGTGCCAAATGACTGCAGAGGGCTATATGGGCGATGGCTCACCTGACCGCGTTGATGCTCTCGTTTGGGCTATGACTGAACTATTCCCGGCCATGACGATAAGGCGCACGGACGATGAATACGACGAACGTGCTTATGCCGAACCTGATGAAGTGAGCGGATATTGATGGATGACATGGACGATGTAATGGATGAGCCAGACGAGATGTCTGATGCGCCACCAGAGCGCGACAATGACGCTATTGGTCGTCTGCATGAGCTGTTTCAGTCCGGCAATATCGCCAAGATGCTATCAGAAGAAGATGGCGGCGAACAAAGGCTTGCCAGCATCGGTCAAGACTGCATACGTCATTTTAAGATCGATGAGGATTCTCGCAAAGAGTGGGTTGAGAAAAACAAAGATGCGATGAAGCTTGCTCGGCAGGTTTCCGATGAGAAGGCCTACCCTTGGCCTAAAGCATCTAATATTCTTTATCCGCTGATTTCCGAAGCTGCCATTCAGTTCAACGCAAGGGCCTATCCTGCGATTGTGAATGGCAAGAACATCGTCAAGGCCAAGATTAATGGCGAGGATGGAGACGGACAGAAGCAGGCGCAGGGCAACCGCGTTGCCACACACATGAGTTGGCAGCTATCTGAGGAATCGCCTGAGTGGGAAGACGACACAGACCGTCTATTACTGATGCTCCCGATTACGGGTTCCGTGTTTCGCAAATGGTGGTTCGATCCAGAATTAGGCCGCAATCGCTCTGAGGTTATAGCGGCTGAGGATTATGTTGTTAATCAGGGCTGCAAGTCTCTATCTCGCGTCCCGAGGTCGTCATTCAAGTTTGTGCGCTATCCGTTCGAGATTGACGAAAAGCAACGCAGCGGCGAATGGTTAGATGTTGTTATTGACGAAAACGACGATGACGACGATGCGCCGGTTGATTTCGTTGAACACTATTGCCGCATCGACTTAGATGATGATGGCTATGCTGAGCCTTATTCAGTTACAATCCATGTAAATAGCCAGAAGGTTGTGCGGATTGACCCTTGTTTCCGGCCTGAAAAGGTCCGCATCAAGGACGACAAGATCATCTCGATTGAATCTGAGACGTATTTTGCGCACTACATGTTCATGCCTGATCCTGATGGTGGGTTCTACGGCATCGGGCTTGGTCAATTACTGTTTGGTACGTCCAAAGCCATTAACGGCGTGATTAACATGCTGATGGACGCCGGGCATTTGTCCTCTCTGGGGGGCGGGTTTATCGGCAAGGGCGCGAACATGCAGGGCGGCTCAATTAAGTTCAAGCCGGGCGAATGGAAGCGTGTGGACTCGACGGGGGCGCAGTTGGCACAGAATATCGTGCCCATGCCAGTGACACCTCCTAGCCCTGTGCTGTTTCAGTTGCTTGGCATGTTGATTGACAGCGGAAAATCTCTGTCTGCAACTAAAGACATTTTGACTGGCGAGAATACTAGCCCGCAAATGCCCGCCTCACTTGGCCTAGCATTGATTGAGCAGGGTCTAAAAGTATTCTCGGCCATCTATAAGCGCGTTCATCGGGCGCTGCATGACGAGCTTAAAATTCTTTACCGGCTCAACCAACTTTATCTCAATCCGAACACCTATTTCACGTTACTTGATGAAAAGCAGCAGGTTGGCCCAGAAGATTACAACGCAGAGGATCTTAATGTTGTCCCCGTGACAGACCCGTCGGTCGTCACAGATATGCAAAAGCTTGGTCGCTCTCAGTTTTTGATGCAGTTCATCGGGAACCCCGTAATGAACAGCCAAGAGATTATGAAGCGCGTTCTCGAATCCGCGAACATTGAGAATATCAACGAATTGTTCGCCCAACAGCCCCCTGTTGATCCGAAGGTCAAGGAGGCTGAGGTCAAAGCCAATCATGAGATGATGCGGATACGCATTGATGGCGCTAAGGCTCTGGCGTCAATCCTCAAGGACGAAACGCAGGCGATCAAGAACATCGCTGATGCGGCTTCGGCTGAGGTGGGTAATCAGACAATTGAATACGCCACGCAGTTTGAAGCGCTCAGACAGCAAGTACAGCAGGAAATGAGCAATGGACAAGATAGCCCCGGAGCAGATGCGGGCATGGCTCAACGAGCCGACGACGGAAGCGGTGTGGACGTTCCTGGCGGATTACGTCCACAACAGGGCGGAGGCATGGGCGACGGGCAACCAAGTGGACCCGATGGAGCAGGCCAGGGTGGCGACGTTCAAGGCCTTGCATGACAACCCATTAATGTTGATGGATGACTTTTACGGGTGGACAGAGGAAGCCGATGATTGAGAACACTTCGGGCATTATCCCGATTGAGTACAAGGTGCTGGTTCGTATTGACAAAACGGCCGAGAAGGTTGGGAGCATCTTTATTCCAGACAGCGTTAAAGACCAAAAGGACATGGCCGAAGTAAAAGGCACGATGATTGCCCACGGCGGCAAGGCCTTTGAGGACTTCGGTGATCCGTCGCCCAAATCAGGCGACCGCGTAATGATTGCTAAATATGCGGGCAAATTGGTTTCAGGTGCAGACGGTCTTGAGTACCGCATTGTAAGCGACAAGGACATTTCGAGCATCATTACGAATGAAGCCGCGAAAGTGTCAGACGTAGCTTGACGCTACTTAATTTGAGCAGCCCTGACCGCCCCATAGAGAGGGCGGTTTTTTCATGGAGAAACGCATGAGCGAGCAAGAACTAGAGGGCGAAGAAGTCCTTGAAGAAGCGCCTGAAGATGAAATTGAAGGCGATGCCATAGCCGACACTGATGATCTTGAAGACGATGGCGAAAAGGCAGAAGACGACACCGAAGACAAAGCCCGCCGTATGGGGTGGGCACCTGAAGACGAATGGCGCGGACCAAAGGACCGCTGGAAAACGGCAGATGAATTTCTATCCTTCATGGATGAGGCCCCTGCCGTACAGCGAGAGCGTCTTGAAAAGGCAGGCCGTCGCCTAAGCGAATATGAAGGCACAACGTCCGACCTGAAGCGCCAAGTCGAAATGCTTGCGACTAGGCTGAAAGACCAAGACAAGCGCGGTTACGAACGTGCGCTGGCTGACTTGAAGAAAGAAAAGCGTATCGCCGTTGAAAATGGCGACATGGACGCTTTCAATGAATATGAAACGCGCGAAGACGAATTGCGCAGGGAAGCCGCCGAAGCCGATGCGGGACCTGAAGAAAAACAACAGACGAAACCCAAAGAACCGCACGAAATTACAGACTGGAAAAGCAAAAACTCATGGTTTGACCGTGATCCTGAAATGACCAAAACGGCTGAAGCTATGTCGATTGCGTTCAACCAATCCAACCCCGGGCGCAGCGCTGTTGAGATGCTTGAGTATGTTGAGAAACGTATTCGCGGCGCTTACCCGGATAAATTTGAAAACCCGAACAGACGTGATGCGCCAAAGACAAACGCTTCTGGCACTAAGCGTCCATCCGGATCAAAGAAATCATTTGCAGACCTCCCATCGGACGCCAAAAAAGCCTGTTTGGGTTTTGTCGAGGACGGCGTTTACGGGTCGAAGGATGAATATGTAGCAGATTACTTCCAGCAGGAGGCTTGAGAACATGGCCCGTCAAACGAGAGAACAGAAAACAACCGAAACGCGCGAAGGCACAGGACGCCGTGCGCGTGTCCCGATGAACGCCATGCAGCAAAAGCTGCAGGTGCGGAACAAGCGCAGCGGATATGTGCAGCGTTGGTTTAATGACGATCATGGGCGCATTGCGCAGGCCAAGGCGGCTGGATACGAGTTCGTTGAAGACGAGAGTGTCAAGGCTGAGAGGGCCGGGTCTAACAACGAATCCGATGACCGTATTTGCTTCCCGGCAGGTACACGCCGCGACGGCACGCCGATGAATACCTTCCTGATGGAAATACCAGAGGAATTTTACAACGAGGATCAACTCGCCAAGCAGCACTCTATCGATCAGGTAGATGAGGCAATCAAGGGCGGGACGCTCGATATTGAAGACCCAGAACACAGTTACGTTCCCAAGGGCGGCATCAAGATCAAGCGATTATCGCAGGGTTAAGCGTTCAGCGGCCTTGCAGGTTCAATCAAATCTAGGAGACCATTCAAATGGCTAATGTTGACACGCCGTTCGGGTTCAAGCCCGTCCGGTACCTCAGCGGTGCGCCGTACAACGGGGCTGTGAATGTTTATTCCACAGTCACTGGCGACGCTACCGCAATTTTCATCGGTGATCCGGTGACACTCTCAGGCACATCTTCGACCATTAACGGTCAGGTTTATGCCGACGTTGATCAGGCCGCCACGACCAATACCGTTGTTGGCGTTGTGGTTGGCGTTCTCCCCGACACTCGTGAATCCACGGTTTACCGCGAGGCCTCTACTGCTCGCCGTATTCTTGTGGCGGACAGTCCTGATCTTCTGTTTGAGATTCAGGAAGTCTCTGGCGGCACGGCTCTTACTGCCAACGACATCGGGCTTAACACTCCGTTCGTTGTCGGTTCCGGCAGCACAGTGACGGGAATTTCGGGCGTTGAATTAAACAACGTAGGTGAAGAAACGACGGCCACTCTCGACGTAAAAATTGTTGGTCTCGTAAATCGCGAAGACAATGCGGTAGGCGAAAACGCGAAATGGTACGTTCGTTTGAACAACCATTTCTACGCCAACCAAATTGCTGGCGTATAAGGAGAGATGACAAATGGCTGTTATTACAACTGGTAATCATCCCAAGGCTCTATGGCCGGGCGTCGCCCGTTGGTGGGGCACTTCTTACGACAAATTCCCCAAGGAATATACCGACCTTGTGGATGTGAAAACGTCGAAGAAGGCATATGAAGAAGACGTTGAAACTTCTGGTTTTGGCCTTGCGCCGATTAAAAATCAGGGCTCGGCGACTTCATACGACGAAGATCTGCAAGGTCAAACCAAGCGTTATACGCATGTTGCTTATTCGCTTGGCTATATCGTGACGCGCGAAGAACAGGCCGATAACCTCTACACTGAGGTTTCCATGCGCCGTGTTCAGAACCTTGCATTCTCGATGTCGCAAACAAAAGAGAACGTGGTAGCTAATCTCTATAACCGCGCTTTCAGTGCATCCTATCCGCTGGGTGACGGCAAGGCTTTAATCGCCACCGATCATCCGACGCGGGCGGGCACGTATTCCAATGAGTTGGCAACACCTGCCGACTTGTCGGAAACCTCCCTTGAAGACATGATTATTCAGGTTATGGGAGCGACAAACTCTCGCGGACTGAAAATCAGTCTCATGCCACGTTGCTTGATTGTGCCGCGTCAACTTATTTTTGACGCAACGCGTATCGTCAAGTCAAACCTTCAGAATGACACGGCCAACAATGCGATCAACGCAGTTCGCTCGCTTGGTCTTATTCCTGAAGGCGTCAAGGCTAACCACTATCTGACGGACCCTGATGCGTGGTTCTTGCGTACCAATCTCCCAAGCGCCGGCCTGACACTTTGGCAGCGTGAAGCGGTTGAGTTCACCAAGGATAATGACTTCGACACAGATAACGCCAAGGCGAAAGCTTATGAGCGTTATTCAGTCGGCGCGACAGACGGCCATGCATTGTATGGCTCTGCCGGGGCTTAATGACTAGGGCGGGGGCTTTGGTCCCCGCTCTTTCTTCCTCACAACGTGGCTAGGTGCCACGTCCATTAACGGACGTTGAAAGGATAATCACAATGTCGTCTCCAACTCGTTTTACCTCTGGTGTAACAACCGCGCTCCCTGCCGCTAATCTGGGCCAGTTTGGCCTTCCTGATGCGACGGGCTGGCACACCTACTTCAATGACTTCGACACCTACACCGTCGCCGATTGGACCATTACGACCACTGAGGCCGGTAGTGGATCTGCAACGGAAGCTTTGGCCGATGAAGATGGCGGTGTTCTGCTTATCACAAATGATAACGCGGACAACGACAATGACTTCTTCAACAAGGTCGGTGAGAGCTTCCTCATGGCGGCTGGCAAGAAGGCATTCTTCAAGGCCCGCTTCAAGGTTTCGGATGCCACGCAATCGGATTTCGTGATTGGCCTTCAGATCACGGATACGACACCGCTTGCTGTCACGGACGGCATTTACTTCCTGAAGGCTGACGGCGTTGCCACACTGGATGTTTATTGTCAGAAGGACGCTACCACGGGCCAGACTTCAGCATCGGCCATTACAACGGTTGTGGATGCCACCTACATGACAGTTGGCTGGTATTACGACGGTAAGGGCAATCTCGCCTATTACGTCAATGATGTGCATCTTGGTACTCTTGATGCGTCTGCAACTTACCTTCCTGACACGGAACTGACGGTCAGCTTCGGCATCCAGAATGGTGAAGCCGTCGCCAAAACCATGAGCATCGACTACATCCTTGCTGCCAAGCAGCGTTAATTATAGCGGGGGGCTTCGGCCTCCCGTTTTTCATGGAGATGGCTTATGGCCGACACAGTAACATCACATGTTCTCTACGATGGCATCCGTCGCTATGCGGTGCATTTGACAAACCAGTCGGACGGCACGGGCGAAAGCGGCGTCATCAAGGTTGATATTTCGACCCTGACAGACGGCGCTGGAGACGTAGCAACCTATTCCACGGTTGATCGAATTGTAGGGACCACGAACGGCTTTAGTTCGGTGGGATTGGCTTGGGATCACACAACCGATGACGAAATCGCAGTTTTGTCTGGATTATTTGATATTGATTTTTCTGATGCCGGCGGATTGACCGATCCTAAAAGTGCCGGTGGGACTGGAGATATCATATTAACGACCGTCGGTGCGGCTACCGGTGCGGCATACGACATTACAATATATTTGCGTCCAAAGAGCTAAAAACAAACTGGAAGCATGATGGGCAACGCTGATTATTACAAGAAAAACTCATTCAACCGCATTTGTGACCGCTGTGGCTTCAAGGTGAAGGCTGAGAACACAAAGCCTGAATGGAATGGCGCTATCGTTTGCAAGCGGCATTGGGAGTCACGTCAGCCTTTGGATAAGTTGCGCGGACGCCCTGATCGTCAGAGCGTGCCCAACCCAAGGCCCGATCCTGACCCCGTGTATCTGACAGTTAATCAAGTAACCGTGGATGATCTATAATGGCGACCTCCGGCTCAACAGATTACAATCGCACTGCCAATCAGATCATATCTCTGGCCTTTCGTATTATCGGTGTTGGGACGCAAGGCGAGGCATTGGAAGCCGAAGAGCAGGAAGACGGCCTTGAGCGCCTGAACTTGATGGTCAAGTCGTGGCAGGCAGAGAAGATACATCTGTGGAAAAAGAAGGACGCCATTCTCTGGACCACGGCGAGCCAATATGCCTATTCTCTCGGGCCTACGGGCGATAAGGCAGCGACAACTTGGGCCGATACGACACTTTCTGCTGATGCGGCATCTGGCGCAACAACCATATCAGTCACGAGTATCACGGGTATTTCAAACGGTGACGCGCTCGGCATTCTACTTGATGACAACACCATGCAGTGGACAACGGTCAACGGTGCCCCTTCAGGCACGACGGTAACACCCACAGCGGCACTTACAGGCGCTGCCTCATCCGGCAACAAGGTGTTTGCCTACACGTCCCTGATGCAGCGTCCTTTGCGTATTCTTGACATGCAGAGACGCGATGAAAACGACCGCGATGTTGAAGTAACGGAACTTGGCCGCGCTGATTACCGCAATTTGCCTAACAAGACAGCGACCGGAACGCCTGTTCAGTATTACTTCGATCCTCAGACTGGCAATTCAAATCTCAATCTATGGCTCGCTCCGTCTGATGAGCGGTTTACCATGCGTTTTACAGCGGCAATGTCCATTGAGGACTTTGACGCGGCTTCTGATGACCCTGATTTTCCCATCGAATGGGTCGAGGCACTTGCTTACAATCTCGCACAACGCCTTATCCCAACCTACGGCGACACATTAGGCAAGATGGACCGCATGGAAGTGGCAAATCAGGCCGCGTTGCTGAAACAGAACGTCAAGGAATGGGATCAGGACACATCCAGCGTGGTGTTTGAGCCTTACTCGGATTTTTCTGAATGAGGATAAATCTTGCAACTCAGTTTTATCAACTGGACGCTGTGCAGTTCTCAAATCAGCGGCTGGTTAACCAATATCTGGAAGCGTCTAATATCCCAGAGGCGCGTGCGCCGGGCTATGTGCGAACCACGCCGGGCTCCACGCAATTTTCTGATCTTGGCGAGCCGTTACGCGGCCTTAAAACGGTCAACGGCACCCTTTACGCTGTAGCAGGGACAAAATTCTATAGCGTCAGCACGGCAGGCGTGAAAACCGATCTCGGAACCGTGGCGGGTGCCGATTACGTGGAGATTATCTACAATTCCACGCAGATCATGATTGCGGCAGGTACCGTTGGGTATGTCTATACCATCTCGACGGGCGCATTCGCGCAGATAATAGACGCAGACTTTCCCGGAGCGTCGTCTGCGACCTACATGGATGGTTCCGCGATTGTATCAAAGCCAAATTCGGGCGCTGCATACGTTTCAGACCTGAATAATTTCTTGTCATGGAATGCGCTTAATTTCACGACTGAAGAAACATCGCCCGATGATCTGGTTTCTATTCGAGACGACCGCAAGGAATTGTGGATGTTCTCGACCAATACCGTGGTCCCATATTCGCGCAATCCGGCTCTGGCTTTCCCGTATCAGCGCATTAGCCAAGCTGTTCTTGAAATGGGGTGTCTGGCTAAAAACTCCATCGTCATTGCAGATAACAGCTTTCTTTGGCTTGGCAATCGTGAGGCTGAGGGTGGCGTTTCTATATGGCGGGCTAATGGCTACACGCCCATGCGCGTTTCGACACATGCGATTGAGCAGAAGATTGAAAGTTTAGGCTTTGCTGTTTCGTCAGCTATTGCATTTACCTACATGCTCTCCGGTCATATTTTCTACGTTCTGAACTTCCCGTCCTATGGAACGTTCGTTCTGGACCTATCGACCGGCCTTTGGCACGAGTGGATTAGACACGGTGACTTGTGGTCACGGTGGACTCATCACGCATTTTTCAACAATCAGCATATTGTTGGCGGTCCTGACGGTATCCTCGCTACGCTTTCATCCAGCGTCTACACAGATTTGGGAACGCAGATAGACCGCAAGATGATTTCTCCGGTCTATGACGCCGACGGGCAACCGCTGCGGGTTTCAAAACTTGAGATTGAAATTGATGCTGGGCGTGGTTTGACCTCAGGTCAAGGCAGCGACCCGATGATGATGATCCGATGGTCAAAGGATGCAGGCCGCACATGGTCAAATGAAAGGCTCCGGTCTATTGGCAAGGTCGGGCAATACAATGCCAGAACCATTGTCCGCAACCTTGGCCGCGCCAGAGAGTGGGCCTTTGAGGTCAGCTATGCCGACCCGACGCCCTATACGATCATTAAGGCATATGCCGATACGACAGCAGGAGCGAGCTAATGGCCGTTCAATCCCTTCGTGCGCAGGAAATCTTTGTCGATATAAAGACCGGCGCACTAACGAGTGTTGCCGTGCGCTTCCTCAACGAGGTTGTTAACGCTCTGAACTACGTCCAGACGGGTCAAGGGACGCCAGAAGGCGTTATCACGGCTGTCGTTGGAACATTGTATCTGAGAACGGATGGCGGCACGAGCACGACGCTGTACGTGAAAGAAACCGGCGCAGGAAATACGGGCTGGACAGCCAAATAAGAGAGACACATGAGAGAATTTCACCGGATTGCCCAAGGCGTTGACGTGCTTCCATTGCTTCATTCATTGCAAAGGAAGTCGTTTTTATGGAACGCGAACAAATTCAGGACCACATTCCCCAATACGCCGTTCGTTGATGTTGATGACATCATGCTTCGGTTCTCAGACACCGAAAAATGTCTGACGACAACGAATGCTATCGGGGATGAAGCGCCTATTTTCCATGACGCATGGCGCGAATTGCCGGAAGTCAAGCCGATCATCACCAATCTCATGGCATGGGCGAAGGCGTATCAGCTTGACCGTGTGCTGATTACGCGCATTCGCCCTGGCGGGGTCATTCTGCCCCATGCCGACAATGACGGGGCCTATGTCAATACGGACGACCGCGCAAGATACCATGTAGTGCTTCAGGGCTTGCCCGGGTCGCTCTACACAACCGGCGATGAAACGGTCTGCATGTTGACTGGTGAGGTTTGGTGGTTCAACGCGCATGAAATCCATCACGTCGAAAACAATTCTGTGGATGACCGCATCCATTTGCTCGTTGACGTGAGGACCATGCCTTGATTACGGCACAGGTTGAAAGCCTGACCGACCGCCTTGATGAAATGCGGCCTCTTTTCCCCAAACATTGGGAGGAATTGGCGCTCAACAAAGACGAAGTTCCTCTCGATCCGCAATATGAGATTTATCTCAACAAGGACGCGCACGGCGAAGTGCTTTTTGTCACGTTGCGCGAAGACGGGCAGCTAATCGGCTATTTCGTCGGCTTTGTTGCGCCGGGGCTTCACTACCGAACCTGCCTCACATGCACGATGGACATTTTCTACCTTGATCCCGCAAGGCGAAACGGTAATCCGCGCCCTGCAATAAAGATGTTTCGATGTGTCGAGAAGGAAGCCCGCCGCAGAGGCGTCAAGCGGTGGTTCGTCGGGTCCAAGGCCCATAAGGACGCAAGCGTTCTCTTTGAATATCTCGGCTT